TGGCATCTTCGTTATGTTGCTGGGGATGCTATCCCTGAAGCCGTAACAGCATGGTTGCAAACTAAGTAATATATTGTCTATGGGCAACTGATGTTGTCTAGAATAGAGTTATATGAAGAAACTTTTAATAGTTACTATTTTGTGTTATTCATTGTTAGGTGGAACAGTTGTCTCCGCTAAAAAAACTATGGATTTGAAATGTGATAATCGTGAACATATTATTCGGTTTGTTTCTGAGGACCGTAAAATGATGTTACAAGTTGATTACATTATGCACCGTGAATCACGGTGCAGACAACTGGCTTTTAATCCCAAGGACCCTAATGGTGGGTCTTACGGATTGTTTCAAATCAACGGATACTGGTGCCAGCCATCAAAGTATTCTAAGTTGGGTTGGTTGCAGGAAAAAAAGGTTTTAAAAACTTGTGCCGATTTATGGGACCCGATTATAAACGCCAAAGCGTTTATGGTTATGTATGATTATGCTGGATGGCAACCTTGGGGTGGTGAACCTTGGATTTAAATGTTTTGTTAAACGAAAAAGAATGGCGTTTATGTCGTGGACCCGAAAACGCCACCATAGATGAACAGTTGGCTGCGTTCAAATACTTTTGTGGCAACTACTGGTCTATTAAACATCCTGAGAAGGGGCGTATCCAGTTTGAGTTGCGTGAAGCCCAAATGGAAACTATGCGTGCATGGATGACCGAACGCTACAGTATCGTCTTGAAGGCTCGTCAGATTGGGTTTTCTACTTTGGCTAGCGCATACTCGTTTTGGCTAGTGTTTTTTCGTCCAGACCGTTTCGTTGTCATGTTGTCCCGTACCGAACGAGAATCTGTTAAGTTGTTGGCTAAAAGCAAGTATGGTTACAAGTTTATTCCGCAGTGGATGAAAGAGCGTGGACCGCAACAAACAACTGACCATCAACTTAAAATGATGTTTGATAACGAGTCTGCTATTGAGTCATTACCTTCTGGTAATGACCCTGCTCGTGGAGAATCCGTATACCTAGTTATTGTGGACGAGTGGGCGTTCTTACCGAACCCTGAGGAAGCGTGGGCATCTATTGAACCGATTGCGGATGTGGGTGGTCGTGTTATTGGTTTGTCCACCGCTAATGGTAGTGGCAACTTTTTTCATCAGTTATGGGTTGGCTCGCAGACTGGCACCAACCAATTTAAAGGAATCTTTTTCCCTTGGGACGCTGATGGTGAACGCAACGAGGACTGGTATACAGCAAAAGCGAGAAACATGCAATCTTGGCAGATGCATCAAGAGTATCCACGCTTCCCTGAAGAAGCGTTCATCAAATCAGGAAACCCAGTATTTGACATAGATATGTTGAATCAGATGGAAACAATTGAACCTGACCAAGGGTATTTACATTTGTTTGCTGACGGCAAAGGCGAGTTTCGCCATGCCGAAGATGGCAACCTGTCTGTTTGGCTGTATCCAGAACTAGACAGCGTTTATACGATTGGTGCTGATGTCGCTGAAGGTTTAACTCATGGTGATTATAGTTCAGCCCACATAATTGATGCCTCCACTGGTCAGGTGGCTGCACATTGGCATGGACACATTGAACCAGACTTGTTTGGGGAACTGTTGGCTGAGTTGGGTTGGTGGTACAACAACTGTTTAGTTGGCATTGAATCCAATAATCATGGTCTAACCACCCTCAAGGCTGCGCAGAAACATGGTTATAAGAACCTTTATAAACAACGCCGTCTTACTTCTGTCCGTGCTGATGCTACTGATGTGTTGGGTTGGCGTACTACGACAACCAGTAAGCCTTTGGCTATTGATGAACTGAGTGCTATTTTGCGTGATGATGGTTTGCAATTGGTTTGTATGAAAACAATTGCGGAACTAAAAACTTATGTTCGGAAAGAGAATGGTCGCACGACTGGCAGCCCTCACGATGACCGTACTATAAGTTTGGCTATTGCAGTCCAGATGCTCAAATATGTTTGGCTACCAGAATACAGGGGTAATGTTTCTGTACCAAAAAATAGTTTGTTATGGTGGGAACAACACCTTTTTAGTCCAACAAATGAAAATAAAGTGTTCATGGGGTCACATAATGTTCGGAAACGAGTCCCTTTCTAGTTTTTGGGAACAGAACTATCACTATTATGATGTTTAATTGCGAGAAATGTGCCAAATCGTTTGCTGCCGATGAACTCCCCCGTAGAGGTGAGATTTGTTTTGCATGCCATGTTAAGGATGTTCGCCTAGGTTTTACTTGGGGTCAGGATGATTGGCATAATCAGCCAAGTGTGAAGTTCCGTGAGAAGCAACAAGTTGAGGAAGCCAAGGCTGCTGGCTTGACTATTGAGCGAGTATAAAATATGGCTGAAATATGGGTTCCTATTGTTGTTGCTTTAATTATGGGACCTATTGTGGTCATTTTGCAGAAGTTGCGTAAAGAAAATACTGACCAGCATGCTGAAGGAAGAATTTTGCTAAAAGTAATAGGCAACAAAGTGGACAAGATTGGTTCCAAACTTGACAACCATATTGGTTGGCATGAAGGTATTAAGGAAGAAAAATAATGGCTAAGAAATCTGCATACGATTCACTAAAGCATTATAAGCAACGCTTAGAAGCATCTAAGCGTTGGCGTAAAGATGACGGTTATGATGCGACATGGCGCAGAATGACCGACATGTATAAAGGTTTACAGTACGAAGATTTTCGTACCGAGGACAGACTCTCAATCAACATTGCGTTTGCAACCATCAACATTATTGCACCAAACATTTCTGTTAACTACCCAAAAATTTCTGTTAACGCCACCAACCCAGCAAACGCTGCTAACGCCGTTATCGCTGAAGCAGTAGTGAACTATTGGTGGCGTTACAAAGACATCCGCACCGAGTTCCGCCGTGCAGTAAAAGACAGTTTAACTTGCGGTCATGGATGGGTTAAAGTTGGATACCGTTTCGTTGAAGAAGAACAAGTAAACGAAGGTGAAGCCCTAGACCCAATTGACGGTAACGAAATTACACCTATTACGGTTGTGGTTGAGGATAGCCCTTTTGCTGAACGGGTTAGCCCTATGGATGTGTTTGTTGACCCTGACGCAACATCTATGCATGACATCAAATGGATTGCACAGCGTATCCGCCGTCCAATGGCAGATGTTAAAAGTGACAAACGATACTCTAAGGCTGCTCGTGAACAGATTCAAACTATGGCTGTCAGCCGATACTCGGATGACCCTAGTAAGAAAAAGATTTATGACAAAACTGAAGGTTATGCAGAGATTTGGGAATACTACGACATCTCAACCAAAACGATGTCTGTGTTCTGTGATTCCGCAGACCAGTTTTTGATTAAACCAACACCGATGCCATATTCGTTTGGGCAACCTTTTGTTATGTTGCGCAATTATGATGTCCCAGACCACTTTTACCCTATTGGTGACTTGGAATCCATTGAACCTCTGCAAAGAGAGTTGAATGAAACCCGTACCCAAATGATGAATCACCGTAAAAAGTATTCACGCAAATACCTATATAAAGAATCTGCGTTTGACAACTTGGGTCGTACAGCCCTAGAATCAGACGAGGACAATGTGATGGTTCCCGTCATCAGTGACGAGGCTCTATCTAGCATTGTTGCAGCGTTTCCTGCTGTTATTAATCCGTCAGATTTTTATGACCAAACACAAATGATTATCGGTGACATTGACCGTGTTTCTGGTGTGTCAGAAATTCAGCGTGGTGGAACATCCGAAATCAGGCGTACCGCTACAGAATCATCTTTGGTGCAGGATGCGAGCAACGCTCGGACTGCAGATAAGTTGGCTATGATTGAGCAAGCCATTAGTGAGTGTGGTCGCCGCATGGTTGCTTTAGCACGCCAGTTTATGACTGGCGAGCAAGTAGCCCGTGTTATCGGTAAAGATGGTGAACCTGTTTGGATTCAATATGACCGTGACTATTTGCAAGGTGACTTTGATTTTGAAGTAGTTGCTGGTTCAACGCAACCTCATAATGAATCTTTCCGCCGACAGATGGCTTTACAAATGGTTGATGCTATGGCACCGTTCGCTGGTGCAGGAATCATAGATATGCCAAAACTTGCAGCATATGTATTGCAGCAAGGTTTTGGTGTAAAGAACCCTGACGAGTTTATTGCTCAACCACAAGCCCCTATGGGCGCACCTGAAGGTGCTGGTGTTCCTCCTGTCCCCGCTATTCCTGAACAGATGGCACCACAAGGTGGTGCAGGTCCTATGGACCCTGCACAACTTGCAGCAATGTTGCAAGGACAGCAACCTCCACAAGCCTAGTAGGGAACGGCTCTATCAATATATAGAGCAACCAACTAGGACTCAGGAGAATAAAATTAATGAGTGATGAACTCGTAGAAGTGTCAGCCGAGGAACCCGTTGGGTCACCCGTTTCGGAAGATGTTTCAGAAGCCCAAGATACAGCACCATATTTATCTGTAGAGGAATACTCTAATCATAGAGTTCCTGTCAAGTTAGATGGTGAAGAACTGCAAGTTCCTTTATCAGAAGCAATTGCTGGCTATCAAAGGCAAGCAGATTATACTCGTAAGACGCAAGAGTTATCTCAGCAACGGGACCAGTTCCAATTTGCTAGTGCGCTTGAAGCAGCCTTACAGCGTGACCCTGCTGGCACTATTGACATGCTTAGTAACCATTATGGTATCAGCCGTCAGGCTGCACAAGATATGGTTTCTGAGGATGACGGTTTTGATTTGTTGGACCCTACGGAACAACGATATAAACAGTTAGATAAGCGGATTGCATCATTTGAGGAATTTCAATCTCAACAAAAAATTGAGAAAGAAGTTTCTGGTTTGCAGCAAAAGTATCAGGATTTCAACATCCAAGAAGTTGTTAATGCAGCATTACGCTCAGGTTCAACGGATTTGGAAGGAACTTACAAGCAGATTGCGTTTGATAAAATGATGGCAAAAGAAGAATTAGCAAGAAAAGCAGCCGAGAAGCAGCAACAAAACACCGATAGTGTTGTTGCAGCAAAACGGCAAGCAGGTGTTGTGTCGGGTGGTTCATCCGCTACTACCAATACCACTAGCGAATCCTTTCAACCCATTACTAGTATTAGCGAGGCTTGGAAAGCAGCCAAACGCTCTATGGGCGCAGAATAACATTAACTCTATAAACAACTTTTAAAGGACATATCATGGCTTCAGCAAACAGCAACTTTGATACCTTGCTCAGCACAACGCTGGCAAATTATCGTGACCAACTCACAGACAACATTTTCACGGCACGCCCGTTGACTTACACCCTTATGGAAAAGGGTCGTATCCGCATGCTTAATGGCGGAACAAAAATTGTTGAACCACTTATCTACGGTTTGAACAACACTGTTGGTTCATACGGTGGCTATGACACTCTTAACCTTGCCCCACAAGAAGGCATTTCAGCAGCAGAGTTTGAATGGAAGCAGTATGCTGCATCCATTTCAATTTCTGGTATTGAAGAAGCCAAGAACAACGGTGAGCAAGAAATCATCAACTTGTTGGAAGCCAAAATCATGCAGGCTGAAGAGTCAATGCGTGAAGGTTTCAACACAATGTTCTTCGGTAACGGCACTGGCAACAGTAACAAAGACTGGAACGGTCTTGGTAACTTGGTTGAATCAGGTAACACTGTTGGAAACATTGACTCAAACACTTACACATGGTGGAAGTCATATGAGGAAAACACTTCAACTGCTTTGACACTTGCACAAATGGCAACAGCATACAACAGCGTTTCGGTTGGTAATGACCACCCAGATACCCTGTTGACAACTCAAACCCTGTTTGAGAAGTATGAGGCTTTGCTTCAACCACAACTCCGTTACACGGACACTAAGACTGCAGATGCAGGATTCCAGAACTTGTTGTTCAAGTCTGCTCCTGTAATGTACGACACTGGTTGCACAGCAGGAACATTCTTCTTCTTGAACAGCAAGTACCTAACTTTGGTTGGTCACACGAGCAAGTGGTTTGACCAGACCGCATTTATTCGTCCAGAAGATTTGGATGCACGCTATGCGCTCATCATGTGTTACGGTAACCTCACGGTCCGTAACCGTGCCAAGCAAGGCAAACTGACCGCTAAGACAGCCTAAGTTAACTACTAGAAAACAAGGAGAAATATTATGCCACTATTAGGAAATGATACAGACGGTGCGGTAACACGCAAGCGTATTGAAACATATATTGCAGCAGCAGAAAAGGTTACAGCAGTAGCCATTACTGACGCAGCAGAACCAACAGCAGCACAACTACTTACTAGCAAGTTGTTTGTTGGCACACCAACACAAGACACAACTTTCACCCTTCCAACTGCAGCACTCGTGCTTGCAGCGTTGACGGATGAAGCAGTTGGAACTTCGTTTGAGTTCACAATCGTGAACCTTGCGTCAGCATACCAATACACCGTGACTACGGCTACTGGTTGGACGATTACCAACGGTGGAAACATGGTTGTGTTTGATGGAACTTCAGCAACATTCCTTGCTGTTGTAACATCATCGTCAGCAGTGCAGTTGTACCGCAAAAACTCTGGTGGTGCAGTTAAGTAATTAGTTCCCCGCACGGAACGAAATGGTTATGGGTGGGGACAGAAATCCCCACCCATTTCTATAATGGTATATAAATGTTTATAAGTATTAAAGGATTATGATTATGCCAGTAAAATACAGTATCCTATCCAGTCACGCTGATGCTAAACCTAAGGCTGGGACAAAAACATCCACTTACCCTAAGGGCAAAAAGTCTAAAGGTGCTAAGTCATCTAAAATGTCTAAGATGTCTAAGAAGGGAATGTACTAATGGCTAAGAGAGAACCAAAACCACCAACTCCTAAAGATATTGCTAAAGGAATGGGTCCTTACAAACGGTTGCGTCCAAAACCAAAAAAGGGTTCTATAGACAACGATTTGCGTTTATTTGCAAAACCAATGCCAAAACGGATTGGTGGCGCAGCAATTCCAAAACCTGCCAAGAGTCCAAAGCCAAAGCCAATGCCAAAAGCAGTAATTCAAAAACCTTTTAAGCGTCAAAAGCCAGCATCAAAACGAATTGGTAACGCAGTAGTTCCAAAAGCAAAGAAGATGGGAAGATAATTATGGCTGCAAAGAAACCTGCTATTCAAATGACCAACGGTGTTGATGACATCATCAAAGTTGGTTTTAAGGCTGCAAAAGAAATTTTTAAAACTCAACGAGGCATGGGCAAAAGTGTTGTAAAATCTGCCAAGGCTACAAGTAATGTTGCACGACAAACCGTTCAACATGAAAAGCGTTTTGGTTCTAAGGGTGTTTACAAAGGCTACAAGGGTGGTATGCGTCCGTGAAAAAGCGTGGTGCTGACGATATTCTTAAGGGCGGTGTTGCTCTTTTGCGTAAGGCTGGTAAAACTGCCAAGACTGCGGCTGGTGGTGCAGGTAAGAAGCCACCGATGCCTAAGAAGGCTGCTGCTGCATCTGGGGATGCTGCACGCAAGAAAGCCATTGAGGCTGCCCGTCAACTAGAGTTGCGTAGCCAACGAATGTTGGATACTCGTAAAGGTCAGAATCAGTTGGCTAAAGAATGGGGCAAACTTAGCGGCAGACAGTTTTATGCTGACGAGGCTGCTAAAAGTTCGTCTACTGTTCGTGGTCGTATGGCTGAGGAAGCCCGTTCACGAGGTATTGCTAATCGTGCTAAGAGTATGGGTGCTAGGCAGAACGCTGATGAGGCTAAAGCCGTCAGGGATGCTGCACGCCGTAAGGAGCGTCAACAGGCATATAAGGAGTCTGGTGGTCGTAACTCTGCTGATGCTAAAGCACGCCGAGATTCTAGGAACGCTAATCGTGCTAAGCAGGTCCGTAAGGACATCAAAAAAAATAAGCCTAAGTAACTAGTTATGGCTGTTAAGAAACCTAAGGTTGCCAAGAAGTCTGGTTTTGATATTGAGGCTATTTTAAAGTTTATTGAATCTCAGGCTGTTGGTCAGAAATCCAAGGATTTGTTTCAAGAGGCTGCAGACATTGAGGTTCCTCCTATGGGTGCTGGTAAAGATATGTTTGGTGTTGCTCCGCAAACACAAGCATATATTTCTAAGGGTGGTAAAGGTATAGAGGCGTTGGCTAATACTGGTTTGGGTCAATGGTTTGGTGCTGACTCTGCATACAATTTGGGTAAACCTAAACAGAGTGCTACTGATAGTGTTAAGAATATTGCTAATTTGCTGTTTTCTACTGCTCCTTTGGGTGCTGGTAAAGTTTTAAAAAAGGTTAAAGGTGGGGCTGTTGGCACCAAAGGTGCTACAAACGCTGTAAACGATTTTGCTTCTATAATCAAGTTGCTTATGGGTAGGCAAGACAAATAACAGTTTTGGGGAACAATTCCCGTATGAGTGATGATTAAAAACTCTGTCCCCGCCCATTCCTTATATGGTGTACCTGTTTATGGTAACCGTCCTGCTGGTGCAACTGCAGGTTCTAAACTTGCGTCTGGTAGTGGACCGTACATTGGTCGTGGCGACAAATGTACGGGCAACGATGATACCTGTGGAGCCAATCGGGTGCGTGGACAAGAACTGTGCGTAGGTCATTCACGCAAAACTGCTAAACCCACTGTCCTTAAGGAGTCATAATGGCTTACCAGACGATGACTGCTGCTACTTTGCGTAGCACAGTCCGAGACATCACTGACCTTGACACCGAGGACCTGTCTGATTCTTTGTTGAATCTTTATATTCGTGACGGCTATTACCGTATTCTGGATTTGGAGCAGCGTTGGACTTTTCTAGAGACTTCGTTTACTTTTAATACTGTTGCTAACCAGAGGGCTTATACGGTGTCGGCTTTGACGGCTGACCCTATTGCTAGTGTTGTTTCTATTACGGACGCTACGGGTATTGGTAAGCGTTTGGAGATGGTTGGTTATGACACTCTTGAGGAAACTTATTTGGGTACTTATGATACTTCTGGTGACCCACTGTTTTATGCTGTGTGGCAGGGGAAGATTCATTTGTTTCCTAAGCCGAGTACGGTTCGGACTTTGACGGCTCGTGGTTATCGTGAGCCGATTGATTGGGCTACTACTGGTGGTGCTGTTGATGCTAGCCCTAATTTGCATTTTGCTTTAGTTTATTATGCTTGTTCTCGTATTTTCCAAAGTTTGGAAGATGCGGCTATGGCTGAGGTTTATAAACGGGCTTTTGATGAGGGTGTGCAAATAGCGAGAGCGAATGTTACTAAGCCAACTAGTCATGCTTACACTATTGTGTCTGCTGGTCGTACTAAGGGTCGTCCTACTTTTAATGGTTGGACTGCTACTTTGGGACGGAACTTTGATTGGAGCCAGTATTAATGGCTGGTTTAAACATTGTTGAGGTGTCTGATTTTACTGGTGGTATAAACTTTCGTGCGGACCAGTTTCAGTTGGCTAACTATGAGTCACCCAAAATGTTGAATGTTGAAATTGACCCACGAGGTGGAGTGTTTTCTCGTGGTGCGCAACGCAGACTGAACACTACTGCTGTGTCTGGTACTTGGGCACCTAAAAAATTATATCCATTTTATGGTGCTACCCATTATGTTATGTTGTTTACTAGCACTCGTGTTTATAAATCTTCTGGCGGAAACTTTTCTAAGTTACAGTATTCGTCTGGTAACGATATTGTTTCTACTACGACTAATACTGGTATGGCTCATGTTGCTTGGGGTAACAAACTGTATTTGTCTGATTCTGCTTCTGTTTATCGTTGGGAAACTGGTGACACTTACGCAACAGCGTTGACCCCTGTTGCTACAGGTAATTTTTTGACTACGACACCTGATGCTAGTGTTCATACTTTGTTTCAGGCTAAACATTTGGCTGTTCACGCAAACAAAATGTTTGCGGCTGATGTTACTTTTGATTCTACTCGTCATGCTAATCGGGTTTATTGGTCGTTGGAAAACTCTCCTGAGAACTGGAACGCAACAAACTATATTGAAATTAATGCTGGTGGTAACGGTATTAAAGGTTTGGCTAATGTTTCTGGTCAGTTAATGATTTTCAAAGAAAACGCTATATATATTTTAACTGGTTATGATACCGACACTTTTCAAGTTGTTGAGTTAACAAACAATATGGGTGTTCAATCTTCTCGCAGTATTGCTGTTGCTGACACTGGAGTATATTTTTATGTTCATAATGATGGAACCTATTTTTATAATGGTTCAACATTTAGAGACATGTTTGACAACATTCGTCCCCTTTTTGATTTAGGTTACATTAACGAAACTGACCATGCTTCTATCAGTTTGTCTTGGGTTGGTAAGCGTGTTTGGTTGTCTCAGCCGTATTCTACTTCTACTACTGTTTCTACGCCTACAGTAAATTTTGTTTTGGACCCATCTATTCGTAATGGTGTTTACACAATTTTTTCTACCAGCGACTCTAAAGGATTGGTTTCTGGTTGTGATTGGACTGATTCAAGTAACAATGATTATAAGTTGATGATTCATCCAACTGAACCTTATGTTATAAAAGTTGACATGTATAGTGAAGAGTTGGACAATATTACTGGTACCGATGTAGGTTTTACTAGTTATTATCGGACACGCTGGTTTGATGGTGGGTCATATATGCAAAAGAAAATGTTTCGCAGACCTGATGTTGTTGTTAAAGAAGTTGCTTCAGCACAAACTATTGTGGTGAATGTTTATCACAACTTTGATGAAAGCGTTGGCAATGAACGCCGTGTATTTAACTTGACTCAAATACCTCCTACTTCTGGTCTTGTTTGGGGTTCTGGGGTATGGGGTGACAATTGGTCTAGTGGTGCTATTTCTAGCACTATTTTGACTGGTTCAAATTTAGGTTTAGCAAAATGTATTCAACTTGAATTTAATGGTCCATCAGGACAAAAGTGGGGTATCAATAGTATCGGATACAAATATCAGGCACGGAAAGTTAAAGGTTAATTATGGCTACACTAACATTTACCAACACATTTACCAACGGCACGGCTGCCGTTGCTACAGAAGTTAACGCAAACTTTAACGATGTAAAAGTTTTTACTGAAGGTATTGCTGCTGGGACAAACATTGATGACGGGGCAATTACATACAGCAAACTTGATGCCACTGTTGCTGGTCAGTTGGCTGCAGGTGATTCTTCAGCAATAATTTTAGGTTCACAAATTTTTTCCTAATGGCTTGGAACTCACCTTTCTTGTCCACGCTTAGTGGTACCGATAAGGATGCTTTGCAGAGCATCTTTTCTTCGTTGCGTGGTGAGTTGGAACGTTTGCAATTAGAAATTGATGATTTGAAAAGTAAGCCTGCAAATAAGTTTAAAGAACAACAGACGAGGTATTAAATGAGCATGATGGATGCTGTCTCAGGCAATTATGGTTTAAGTGAAGCAGGTGCGATTCTTCGTAGGAAGAATCGTTCTATTGCTAATCAACAGGCTGCTACTCTAGGTCAGCAGCGTGGGTCACGCAAAATGTCTGATATTACTAAACAGTATGTTGAAGGTTTTGCACCTAAGATGGCGCAATATGGTAGGCGTGGTTTGGCTGGTCCGAATGTGACTTCGGGTATTCAGCGTTCAGGTTTGGAAAAGTATGCAACCAATTTGCAAAGCAACTTGGGTGCAGAAACATTAAACTTGCAAGACCAACTAAACCGAATTAGCACGGACGAGGCGGCTTCGGAGTCCGAGTTGCAACAGTATATAAACGATTTGGCTTTGGCTAAAAATCAACGGATTATTGATACTGCTACGGCGTTGCGCCAGTTACAAGGATATTAATTATGGCTATCGTTTATAAAAATGGTCGTCTGGTACGAGAGTCTAGCACTACCACTACAACTACCACACCTAGTGGCGGTTCTGGTGGTTTCACCCCAGAAGAAATTGCTGCTGCAATAGATATTTATGAGCAAAACAAAAAACCTCCTAGTGGTGGTGCGGTTCAACCTAATTTGCCACCGTTAACTCCTGAGCAACGAAAGTCTCGTTTGGCATTTGAAAAAAATGCTGCAGCAGAAGGTGAAGCACGGATGCTTGCGTTAAAAGCCGATGAGAAAGCAAGAACTGCTTGGGGTAAAGAAGATGCTGATGGTGATGGCATCCCTAACAGTATAGATAAAAGTAACAGTCCACCACAAGGTGGTGGTGGAAAAGGAAACGCAAACATGGCTACTAATACACCCATAAAATCCTATATTGCTAACCAGTTGCGTATGTCAGGTTTGCCTGACACACCTGCTAATCGTGCTATGTTGCGTAAAGAATATCTTGCTATTGAAACTGCTAACGCTAAAGAAACCGTGAAGGCTAATGAGGCGGCTGCGAAAGCAACTAAAGATGCGACAGATAATCAGGCTGCTTATGATGCGATTATGAACTCTATTGGTGGTTATGAAACTCGTGCTGGTACCGCCAAGACTGATGCTATGCAGCGTTTGGCTGACCTTTATGACCCACAGGCTGCCGCCTTGGGTACACAAAAACAGGAGCAACTAAATTATCTACAACAGGTATTAAGTCAGGCTGGGACAGATATTAATGCGTCTGAGAAAGACTTTCTATCTAGGTTAATTACTCCTAGTGCTTATACGGATGTTCCTTTGTTGAATATTCCTCAGCAACAAAATGCTTTGATGACTGCTTTGCAGTCTCAGGGTGCTGACACAGGTCAGGTTGCAGCCCAGTCGGCTTCTGATGCGGCTGTGAATGACTTTATGAAACAGTTGATTTCTAGGTCTAATACACAGTATGGGAACGCACAGACCAATTATGTGGATGCTTTAAGAAATGCTGGGATGGGTGCTGCTAAATCTGGCAGGGATTATTTGGCATTGGAACAACCTAGGTTGCAGTCGGGTATTAACACCAAGTTTGCTGATGCTCTTGCTAGTTTGAACACTAATCGCACTAGTGCTGAGGGTGACATTATGAATACCTTCCAGCAGGCTTTGGATAATGCTGCAGAGATTAGAACTAAGGGTGAAACAGATTATCCGTTAGCGTCACGACCTACTCCTGCTGTTAGTCCTATGGATGTTGCTGGTAATGAAGTTGGTGGTTTGACACCCGAACAACGAAAAAGACTTGAAGAAGCACTTGATAGGTCTGGGATAGGTAGTGGTTTCGGTCAAGGGTTTCTAACTAGATAATGGTTGTTTTAAAAAACCCTTTGGTGTCTGATAAGGCGCTTTTAAACAAAGCGCCATCTAAAACTGTTGTACCTCCAGTGGTTAAACCTTTAGGTAAAACTCTTGGCAATGTTGCAGCATATTCAGAGAAGGCTTTGTTAAATAAGAAGCCCATGTCCACGCCTGTTATGCCTTCTGTTGCTTCGGTGATTGAGTTGCCCAAGGCAACGAAACCACCTACACCTAATTTGGATGAACTGAGGGCTGCTGAAGCAGCAGGTATTTCTAGGATTATGAAAGACCCTTTGCTTAGCGAAGGACAAAAAAAGAATCGTTTAGATGACCTATACAAAATCACCAGATTAGGTGAAGATAAACCATCACAATCTGGTGGTCTTTTGGGTGCAGCAAAAAGTGTTGGCGGTGCTTTACTTAATGTGGCTGGCAGGGCTGCAGACATTCCTGTTGTTAAACAGGTATTTGAAGGCTTAGGTTATTATAGTCGTTTTGTTCAGGCAGCCGCTCAAACCACTGTTCAGGTTGGTGCCAGATATGCTGCTGGTCCTTATATTGCTTTGAATGATGCCCTAGGTTTTGATAGTCGTGTTGAAGGTTTGAAGCAGCAACAAAAATGGTTGAACGAAAACCGTCCAACTTTTGAAAGTATAGCAAAAGATATTATGAACAAAGAGTATTCTTTGTTTGGTACTGACCCAGAAAACAATTTTATTTCAACTGGCAGAGATGGAATTTTTGGTGACGCAGGTTTAAACTTTGGTGTAAGTATTGCTATTGACCCTTTGACCCGTACAGGTGTTGGCGCACATGCCAACATGGGTTATAGCGGTAGAGCATCACTGCTTACCGATTTAACCACTAATTCTATGATTACGAAATATCCTGTGTTGGCGGAAGCAGGTGTTGCAGACAAAATTTTGCGTCTTGGTGCAGCAGGTATACCTAAAGTTGTTCGTGAAGGTGAAGGTATTGCATTAGGTTTGCGTTACGCAAAAGTAATTGTTCCTAAGACTGGAGCATTGGAAATTGGTTTTGCAAATACTTTTGGTCGTGCAAGAGCAGCGTTGGGTGATGTTATTTATTCAACTAGTGCAAGAGCAGGTTTAAAAGGTGTTGCTGCTGTTGGTGATGTTATTACACCAAAGTCGTTGCAAGCATTGCGTGAAGTTGGTGGGGGGCGTGGAAAAAATTTACCTTTAAGCACCATCAGGGATAACATCGGAAAGTTTTCTGCCGAGCGTTTCGCTAAAGGCGAAATGGCTACTACCTCAGCAAAACTTAATCAAGATTTGGTTCCTTTAATTAAACGCCAACGAGAACTAGTTGGCGTTGGAATCCGCAACAGAGTTAAAGGTGTTACTGGTAAGGGCGGTATTCGTGATACTGCTGCACAAAATCTTTACCGTTATGTTGAAATGTCTGAGGCTGATTTGCTTTTGCAACCAATCAGCGAAGAATTAAAACAGTTGGCACGGGACACTAAAGTTTGGCAGAATAATGCTCGTGAAGTAGTAAATCAAAAGATAACAAAATTTGGTCAAGATTATAGTGTTACTACCCGTGAAATTGGTTTTCTTGATGACTACATTTTTCACAAAATGGGTGGCGATGCAAGAGATTGGATGCGGTCACAAAAAGGTTTAGAAGCACAAAAAGCAAATCTGTTTAAGACAGCAGACTTGTCGGTAAAAGATATTCGTGACCCGACTGGTCCAATGATGTTTCGTAAGTTGCGTGCACCTTATGTGAACCCTGATACTGGTGAGCGTGTTGTATCAGAATTTTTGGGTGTTTCATTGGAAACAGCAGAGATGGCTACTCTTGATGGCTTGAACGCTATTTCTAGAAAAAAACTTGGATTTGATTGGTTTGAAACAGACTTTGGTTCCATTATGGAATCATATTCATATTCAATGTCCAAGGCTGCAGGTCGTACAGCGTTTGCTCGGCGGGCTATGGATTATGGTTCAGATTTTATTAAACCGCTAATTAAGGTAACCATTCCTGATGAGGGTTTGGTATTGAAACTTGAAGAAGCGTTTAGTTATATAACAAAAATTCAATCCAAGTTGCGTGGTCGTATTGACACAAACAAAACTTTAACCAAAGATTACATTAAAACAACTACTGATTCTGCACGCCGTTTTTTGAGTGGTGAATACAAAAAGAAGGCTTTAACTACAGCCGAAATCACCACCCTGCATCGCAGGTTGGATGAACTTGTTATAAAACTTGTTGACGCTAACCGTGTTGCTGGGACATTAACCGCTACGGCTCGTGGAGAGTTCGCTACTTTACATTCTGTTATGATTGATGAAGTAAGCACTTTGCGTGCAGCGTTAAACGACCCTGACCGTTATGCGGCTGTAGTAGAGTTGCGAAACATTTATACCCAAATGTACCCTAATCATAATCCGAAGTTAATAGATTTGAAGTCGCCTGAATGGTTGGCAGAAAAGATTTTAAATGGTCGTGGTGTTCCTGCAGCCAGAGAAATCAGGTCCATTAACGCTGAAATGAAACAGTTGCGTGAAGTGATAGATTCCACGCCTGTTGGTGCAGAGTATGATGCTGTCCGTGCTAATCTTGAATCAGAGTTTTATGATTTAGAAGCACAAGAGCGTTCGTTCAGTATTTTGGCTGAGGTCCGTGCCGAAGCCACATATGCTTCTGATGGTTTGATTTATGGTGCTGCAGAAGATTTGATTCCTTTGCCACCAGAATCTGGTGATTTCAAAATTTTCCGTACCAAACCTATTGATGAGGCTTTTGATTCCAGTCCTTCTAGTGTGGCTATGCACGCACCTACTAGCACTCGTACCGAGATGGGTCCTAGTAATGTGATTGATTTGCGTGAAGGTCCTGCTTTTAGCGGTCTGTTTAAGGATGACGGCATTATTGCTGGTATTGCTGATGCGTTAGAACAGCGAGGCATTTTTGAGGAAGCGAACCAGATGCGTCAGGCAGCACAATATTTGAATGTTTCTGGTGAGATGGGTCCGTTCGCAGTGTTGGATGACACAATGCCTGAGGTCGCTGAGTTGGTGCGTACAGTTTATAATCATGGTGTTAGCGCAGGTTATGATGTTGGTGAGGACGCTATTCTTGATGCGTTAACTGATGTTGATGATTTGTTGCGTTTGTTTGGTCGTTCTTTGGACCAGTCATCGGATGAGGTGGATGTTTTTGCTCGTGAGATTATGGATGGTGCTTTGGGGCATTATGCACAAAACAATATGCAACTTGGTGAGGCAGGTTTGTTGGTTCCGCAACGCTGGATTGATGAAGGCATTGATGGTTTAGAAGGCGAGTTTGCTGTTCTGATGCCTAATGAGTTTACGATTCCTAGTGGGGACCGCCGTCCTAGTACGAATAGTTCTGCTCGCGTGC